AAATACCTCAAGAACATAAGTGTGCACATATATTGGAGCTTGATAACGGTAATTTTGCAGCTCAGCCTAATAATCGTCTTTTGTGGCACATTAATAGCTACACTACTGATAACTCTTGGCCTGACTATAAAGTTCAAAATACTTACTGGGATGCGGAGGATAGTGGACATGTCACAGAGGATAGTGATAAAATGTTCTACAATATGGAAAAAGTAAAAGATTTAGCTGAAGATAAAACTTTCGAAAATGAGTAAAAAACCTTTAAATATATCTGAAGAAGCAGCAGTGCAAATGCCAATGAAAACGGTTGCTAGTTTGATAATTATCGTAGCACTTGGCACTATGGGTTATTTTCAAATTATAGAACGTCTTAATGTTGCAGATACTCGTATACAGATAATGGAAAAGGATCTTGAAGAGAATACAGAATTCAGAATTAAATGGCCACGTGGACAGCTAGGTTCATTGCCCGCAGATTCTGAGCAGTACATGATGATCGAGGATCTTTATAAGACTACAGATAAATTAAATAAACATATTGAAGAAATGGCTTTAAATAAAGTTAACATTGAGTTTTTAAGAAAACAAATGGATAAGGTTTTAATTGATATTGAAAAATTAAAAGATGCAAACAGAGAAATGAAATACACAAATGGCAACGGGACGAATCACTAAAAAAGTTTTAGACTATATAGCTCACATAAACAAAGAAGCTAAACAAATGAATTATGTAAAAGAATTAAAAAAATCCGTAGAACATGGTAAGAATGGTACACAGAGATATGTTATTAAAGAAGGTGAAAACAAAGGTAAAATAGTATGATAGGTTTATTTTTTGTAGGGACTTTGTTTTCAATTTTTATATTATATATATTAATAAGTATGAGGAAATATGATTGAAGCTGTGATTGGATTACTTATGTTTGTAAACGGGGAGATTAAGGAAGCACGTTTGCAACCCTCGATGGCAGTTTGTTTACGCGGTAAACGTGAAGCTGAGAGGACTTTTTCTGAGTCAGTTACTTACAAATGTTGGAAGGGTAAAGCTGAATTAGAAGATAACATAGATGGAAGTAAGAGTATTAAAAAACTTATTATTGAATAATGAAACTTTTGATGATTGTCATTGTATCAGGAGGATATATGCTAGAATCTATTGATGTACCAGATAATAAAAGTTGTGAACAAGTTTATAATGAACAGGTTGAGATTGTCCCAAATCCAAAGTATACTGACGGTAATGGAGAAAATTGGGTTGTTATTAAATGGGGTGATAAAAACGTAATGGGGTATATTTGTAATGAATCTTAGTCGTAATTTTACACTTTCAGAGCTTATCAAAAGCGACACTGCGATACGTAAAGGTATTAATAATAATCCTAACGCAGAGCAAATAGAAAAATTAAAAGATCTTTGTGAAAATATTCTTCAGCCGGTACGTGATCATTTTGGCAGAGTTAAGATCACATCGGGATTCCGTAGCATAGAATTATGTGAAGCCATCGGCAGCTCGGCACGATCGCAGCATGCCAAAGCTGAGGCCGCAGACTTCGAATGTATTGGCGTCGACAACGCTGAATTATTTGATTGGATTAAATCTAACCTTCAGCCAGATCAGCTTATCCTAGAATTCTATACTCCGGGTGAACCTAACAGCGGATGGATACACTGCTCATGGATACCAGAGGGTAGACGTGCATCTTATTTATGGGCTTACAAATCAGAAGGCAAAACTAAGTATAAACCTCTATTAGGAAAAGCAAAGGATATAGTATAATGCCGATATCAAGATCACAAATGCCTAAACAGGTAGAAGGACAATTAAGAGGAGCTAGGAAAGGTAAAAATGATAAAAGGAGACAGCTTAGAATACGAGTTACTAGAAAAGTGGGCAAAAGGATTATCAAATCTAAATAATTATAAATTAAGTTGCGAAATAGGAGTAAGAGAAGGATTAGGATCTAAAACTATTTTAGACTCATTAGAGCCTCACTATCATATTGGTATAGATCCATATGGCAATTTAAAATATCAACATTATGATAATAGTCAGGCATACACTGCAGATTATACAGATGATATGAAAGATCGTTTACAAAAAGATTTATCTGGTTATCAAAACTTTGAATTATTTGCAGTGACTGATACTGATTTTATGAACATCTACCATCATTATGGGCCTTTTTGTTTTGTGCATTTTGATGGTCCACATATGACTAGAGATGTCTTAACTGAAGCTATTTGGTTTGCAAATCGTACAGGGAACAATTGCCGATTTGTTTTTGATGATTATCCTAAATATAATATGCCTTTGATACAAAGCGCTTTAGAGCCTTTCGGATTTAAAAAATTAGAAGCAGGTAAAAACAAGATATGTCTAGAAAAAAGAAGATACATTCTGTAAAAAATCCAGAAGCTTTAAGTGTCAGGACTAGACGATTTCGTCCAAAAGTGGTACAGTCAAAGAAACTTTATAACAGGAGCAACAATGACAAAATTATGTCCGAGAGGTAAAGCTGCGGCTAAGCGAAAATTCAAAGTTTATCCGTCAGCATATGCTAACGCCTACGCTAGTAAAATTTGTGCAGGAAAAATTAAAGATCCATCTGGAGTAAAAAGAAAAGATTTTAAAGGACCTAAACCTGCAGGAAAAGCAAAGGGTGGAATCATAGATACTACTAAATTTACTTATGTCTAAACAAGGAACATGTTGGGATGGATATATGCAAAAAGGCATGAAGAAAAAAGGTGGGAAGTTAGTTCCTAATTGTGTCCCAGCTATGAAGTCAGGTGGACTAACAGAATGGTTTAAACAAGATTGGGTCGATATCGGCTCTAAGAAAAAAGGCGGAGGTTTTAAAAAATGTGGAAGAAAATCTGCAAGTGGATCAAAAAGAAAATACCCCAAATGCGTGCCTGCTGCAAAAGCCGCCCGTATGACAGAATCGCAAAGGCGTTCTGCTGTTGCAAGGAAAAGAAGTAAACCTCAGGGTGTAGGGGGTAAACCTACAAATGTAGCTACCTTTGCAAAAAAGAATCAAGGTGGTATAATAGATTCAACAAAGTATAGAATTTTATAGGAGTTATTATGGCAAGAAAAGAAGGGCTTAGACCAATTGGAGATTCAGTAAAAAAAATTATTGAAAAAATCCAAAAAGAGAGACGAGAAAGATTAAAAAAAGGTAAACCTATTAGAACACAGCCAAAACTACCTGGTTTAAAAAAAGGCGGTAGTGCAAAAAAACCTATTCAAGTAAAAAAAATTGCAATAGGTATAGGTAAAATAAAAGACTATCCTGGTATAAAAAAAATTATTGAAATGAATAAAAAAGGTAAAAAAAGATTTGCTGAAGGTGGTATGATACCTAAAACACCTAAACAAAAAAAATTCGCAGCATTAGCTGAGCCTAGGGATAAAATAACCTATGCAGACAAAATTGCGGGTGCTACGGGTAAATCCAAAAAAATGAAACAGGGTGGTATGGCCAGAGGTGGCGGTGCTGCTATTCGAGGTAATAACTTTAAAGGAGTATACTAATGGATAAAATAAAACCTAAAAAGAAAATGGCTATGGGCAAAATGATGAAAGGCGGCGTAGCTAAGAAAAAAATGATGGGCGGTGGAATGTCTAAAAAACCTATGGCTTATAAAAAAGGAGCCATGGCAAAAGCCGGTAAAATGATGGGTGGCGGAATGTCTAAAAAACCCATGATGATGAAAGGTGGCGTTGCAGAGGCTGCTCGAAAAATTAAAAATAAAAAATAGGAATATGTTTAAATGGCTACATCAGGAACTACAGCATTCGATTTATCGATTGATGATATCGTAGAAGAAGCGTACGAGAGATGTGGCCTTTCAACAAATTCAGGTTATGATTTAAAAAAAGCAAGACGTGGTTTAAATGTTTTGTTTTCAGAATGGGGAAACAGAGGTGTTCATCTTTGGAAAGTAGAAAAACAAGTCCAAGCGTTAACTGCTGGCACGGCAACTTACACTACACCAACTTCAACTAATGATGTGTTAGAAGCATATGTTTCAACAGCTTCTGCTCCTGGAACAAATGTAACTGATGTAACTTTATCTAAAATAGATAGATCTACTTATGCAGCTTTACCTAACAAGGGTGCAACAGGACAGCCATCACAATATTATGTTGATAGACAAACGACACCTACTATTACTTTGTATTTAACACCCGATGCATCTACTTATACACATCTTTGTTATTATACTTTGAATAGAATTGAAGACGCAGGTGCTTACACAAATAATCCAGATATACCTTTTAGATTTCTACCTTGTATGATTTCAGGATTAGCTTTTTATTTATCTCAAAAATATTCACCTGAAAGAACACAATCTTTAAAATTATATTATGAGGATGAATTAAAAAGAGCTCTTGATGAAGATGGTCAGAGAACTTCTGTATTTATATCACCAGCTAACTATTATCCAACGAGGAACTAATGGGAAGATTTGCAAAAGGTAAAAATTCACAAGCTATCTCAGATCGTTCAGGTCAAGCATTTCCATATTCTGAAATGGTGAAAGAATGGAATGGATCTATTGTTCATATCTCAGAATTTGAAGCTAAACATCCACAACTTACACCTAAAGTTTATGGTGCTGATCCACAAGCATTGCTAGATGCGAGACCACAGAAACCTGATTTAACAAAAAGTTTTACTTTGTATATAAATAACAACCCAGATAATTTACCACAATTTAATAGCTTTAGTATGTTGCCTTCTTCAAGTGATAATATTATTGGAACTTCTTTAACAAGTTTTTCTGCAGAAACTGCAATAGGAAATGTAACAGTGAGTATTTCATAATGGCTATAACTTATTCAGATTTTCAAACACAGGTAAGAGCTTACACTGAAGTAGATAGTAATGTTTTAAGTGATACTCTTATAGATCAATTTATTAGAAACACAGAGTTAGACGTCGCAGGAAAAGTTGATTATGACGACATTAGAAAATATGCTACATCCTCATTTACTGCTGGCAAAAGATTTCTGGTTACCCCGGCTGATTTTTTAATCATTCGTTCTTTACAAGTTTTTGCTGATACTACAATTACTTCAGAAAGGACTTTTATGGAAAAACGAGATACAAGTTTTATTACAGAATTCAATGGTTCAGGAGCAACAGGACAGCCAAAATATTATGCGAATTGGGATGATAATACTATCGTTGTGGCTCCAACTCCTAATATAAATTATGCTACGCAGCTAAATTATATCATTGACCCGCCTCATTTTACATCAACCAATACGACTTATCTATCCACTTATCAAGACGCTATGCTTCTCCATGGCGTGTTAGTAGAGGCTTTTTCTTTTTTAAAAGGACCGATGGATATGTACAATCTGTATAAAAACATGTATAATGAGGAAATAAACTCTTTTGTTCTTCAACAAACAGGTCGAAGAAGAAGAGCTGAATACGATGATGGTGTTCCAAGAATAAAAGTAGCATCACCATCACCTTAATATAGGAGCAAAAATTATGGCAATAACAACTAACGCAATAGCAAATTCTTTTAAAAAAGAATTGTTAGAAGCAAAACATAACTTTACACAAACATCTGGAGATCAATTTAAAATTGCACTTTATACAAATTCTGCAACTTTAGGTAAATCTACGACTTCATTCACTACAGATAACCAAGTAAGTAACACTGGTCAATATACGAGTGGAGGAGGTAAATTAGCAAAAGGATCACAACAAACATCAGTAGCATCAAGCGTTGCTATTGTTGATTTTGCTGATAGATCTTTTACGGGAGTTACCCTAACTGCTAGAGGTGCATTAATTTATAACACATCGAATTCTAATACAGCAGTTGCAGTTTTAGATTTTGGAGGGGACAAAACAGCTACAGCTGGAACGTTTACTATTCAGTTTCCTGCATTCACAACAAGTGCCGCTATACTTAGAATAAGTTAGGAGATTTAATGGCGTTTGTAATAAACGATAGGGTAAAAGAAACTACTACCACTACCGGCACTGGAACTATAAATCTTGACGGAGCATCTCAAGATTTTATATCTTTTGTTGCGGGAGTAGGAACTACCAATCAAACATTTTATGCTATCGTTGGCACAGGGACTGGTCAATTTGAAGTAGGTATTGGCACTGTAACTGATGCTGCTCCAGATACACTTTCTAGAACAACTGTGTTGTCTAATTCTTCAGGTAACACATCGCAAATAAATTTTAGTGCAGGCACCAAAGACGTATTCTGTACTATACCAGCAAATAGAACGCCTTCTCCTGGAATGGCAGCACAAGATTTCGTAATGAATCAGGCAGCAACTATTTCTCAAGATCAAACACTTGAATCGGGAGTATTAGCTGGACCTGTAACAATTACAGGAACACAAACAATAACAGGAACATTAGTAGTAGTATAATGAGTAAGATAGAAGTAAACACAGTTGATGTACAATGCGGATCCACCCTTACTTTAGGTAGTTCTGGCAAAACAGTTCAATTAGCAACTGGTGCTAGTCAAACAGGGTTTGGTAGAACCGGAACTGTTGATTGGCAAACAGGAAGTATTAAAACAAGCACATTTACAGCAGTTAATGGACAAGGATTTTTTGCAGATACATCTTCAAGTGCATTTACAATGAACTTACCAGCAGGCACAGCAGGTAATATTGTATCTGTTGTTGATTACACAAACACTTTTCAAAATAACGCTTTAACAATAACACCTAACGGCTCTCAAAAAATTGGTGGAGTAAATGCTAATTTTGTAGCAAATACAGAGGGTCAATCATTAACTTTTGTTTATGTTGATGATACAGAGGGTTGGAAAAACGTGCAAGATTCAACATCTAATGCTACAGGAAACGCATTTTTAGTTGCAACAGGCGGCACCATCACTTGTTGTGGAAATTTTAAAATTCATACTTTCACCGGTCCAGGCACTTTCACAGTTTCTCAAACAGCAGTTTGTGCAGCAGATAATGCAGTAGATTATTTAGTGGTAGCAGGTGGAGCATCTGGTGGTATGTCAAATGGTAATCAGGGTAGTGCAGGTGGTGGTGGAGCAGGAGGTTTTAGAGTATCTAATGACACTTGTATGCCAGGTCCACAGACCTCTCCTTTAGCTAACCCTTCTGGTATAACAGTTACAGCTACAGCTTTTCCAATTACTGTAGGAGGTGGTGGAGCACAAATTTCAGGCCCATCTAATGTAAAAGGTAATTCAGGATCAAATTCAATTTTTAGCACAATAATATCAGCAGGTGGTGGTGGAGGTGGTGGAAGTAATACACCCGAAGCTGCAGCAGCTGGTGGATCAGGAGGTGGCGGTAGAGCAGGTTCAAACAATTCTGGAGGAGCAGGAAACACGCCACCAGTAAGTCCTCCACAAGGACAAAATGGTGGAGATGCACCTAGTAGTCCTGGAGATTCTGCTGGTATATCAGCAGGCGGTGGTGGAGCAGGGCAAGTTGGTCAAAGTGCGAATGGTGGTGAGGGTTCTTTTGTAGTTCAAGCAGGTTTTGCTGGTTGTAATGGAACAACTGGTCCTGTATCAGGAGCTAGATATTTTGCAGGAGGGGGCGGTAGAGGTGGAGCTTGTACTCCTGCGTGTAACTCAGGTGGTTCTGGTGGAGCAGGAGGTGGTGGAGCTGGTGGTAATAAAGGACCTAGTGGAGCTGCTGCTGGAACAGCAGGTAGTACAAACACAGGTGGAGGCGGTGGTGCTTCTGGTTCTCTTCCTGGTCCTTCTAATGGTGCTGGAGGTAGCGGAATTGTAATATTGAGGTATAAATATAAATAATTATGACAAGTAAAATAAAAGTAGATAATATATCAGATCAAAGCGATAATAATATTATTAATGAAAGTGGTGATGTTATTACGGTTGGTGCTGCTGGTGATACAGTAACAGTTGCTGGTAACATTGTAAAATCAAATGCTTTACAGGCATCTGATGGTGGAAACATTGTAAATCAGTCTGGTACTACAATTACACTTGGTGCTTCGGGTGACACAATTGCGTTAGCATCAGGTGCATCACAAACAGGTTTTGGTAGAACGGGAACTGTTGACTGGCAAACAACTGTAAAAACATCAACTTTTACAGCAGCCAATGGTGAAGGATATTTTGTTGATACAACTTCTGGCTCTATCACAGTAAATTTACCAGCTGGTTCTGCTGGTGCTATAGTTTCAATATCTGATTACGCAGGGACAGCTGACACAAATAACATAGTAATTTCATCTAATGGTTCTGAAAAAATTGAAGGGTCAACTGATGATAAAAAAATAACAGCAGAAAGAGAAGCTGTCACTATAGTTTATATAGATTCAACACAAGGATGGATTTCAGTTCAAGATGCAAACGTGGGAGGAACTGCCTTACTCACAACTTATAATGTAAATTACTTAGTTGTTGCGGGTGGTGGTGGATCACGATCGTTTTCTGATACTTCAGGAGGTGGTGGAGCTGGAGGTTATAGAACTGCAGGTTTTGGACCAGCTCCTTTACAAGGTGCTGCTAAAGGGGTAGTGCCGGGAACATTAATTCCAATAACTGTAGGTGGAGGTGGTAGTGCAGGTAGTAAAGGCTCCGATTCAATATTTTCAACAATAACATCAACTGGCGGAGGAACTGCAAGTGGCGGTACTCCTACAGCAGGTGGTTCAGGAGGCGCTTCTTGTGGTGCAGGTAACACTCCACCCGTATCTCCCCCTCAAGGTAATCCAGCAGGTGGTGGCGGTGGTGGAGGTGCGCTATGTGCAGGAGCTGATAATCCTAGTCCATCACAAGGTGGAAAAGGTGGAGCAGGCGCTCCAAATTGTATAGGTTCAGGTACACCTTTTTCAAGAACAGTATTTGCAGGTGGTGGAGCAGGAGGATCAGATCCACCAGGTAGTTCACCTCAACCAAACAATCCAGGAGGTGCACCAGGGGGTGGTGGTGTAGGTGGTTCAAGACCTAATAATAATTCAACTGATGGATCAACTAATTCTGGTGGTGGAGCTGGTGGTCAAGGTGCAAATCACCCTGGACAATCAGGAGGATCAGGAGTAGTCATCATAAGATACACAACAGCAGATGCACCTGGTAGCGCAACAAGCACAGGCACGACATCAACAGTAGGGAGTTGTACAGTCCATGTCTTTACAGGACCTGGAACTTTTACGGCGTAGATAAATTATGAGTGAAATAAAAGTAAATAAAATTAGTCCAAGAACAGCGTGTGGTACAACCACATTAGGAGATAGTGGAGATACATTCACAATTCCTGCTGGTGTATCAATAACAAACTCTGGAACTGCATCAGGTTTTGGTTCTACAGGTGAAGTATCTTGGGTAACAACTACAAAAACTTCTACATTTACAGTGACAGCAGGTGAGGGATATTTTTGTGATACCTCAAGTGGCGCTTTTACAGCGAATCTTCCAGCAGGTACAGCAGGCGCTTCTTTTGCGGTAGCTGATTATACAAACACTTTTCAAAATAATGGATTAACTATTTCACCAAATGGATCTCAAAAAATAGGTGGTATAGCAGCGGATGTAACTTTATCAACTGAGGGACAATCTGCATATTTTGTATACGTAGACGATACAGAAGGTTGGAAAAATGTTATTGATTCAACTTCCAATATAACTGGAAATAATTTTATAACAGCAACAGGTGGATCAATTACAACATCAGGTAATGATAAAATTCATACATTTACAGGTCCTGGTACATTTACAGTTAGTGCAATATCATCTTGCGCGCCTAATAACGTAGTTTCATATATGGTCGTAGCAGGTGGTGGAGGCGGATCAAATGGAGGTGGTGGAGCAGGTGGTTTTAGAGAATTTAAAAGTCCAGTAACACCTTACACAGCTAGTCCATTAGAAGGTGCAACACCAATTACGGTTACTGCAGCTGGTTTTCCAGTCACTGTTGGAGCTGGTGGTGCAGGTAATGCATGTGGATCAAATTCAGTTTTTGCAGCAGCATCAACAATCACTTCTGCTGGTGGTGGAAAAGGTGGAGCTTTTCCTAATTCTCCAGGAACTCAAGGAGGGGCAAATGGAGGCTCTGGTGGTGGAGGTGGTGGTGGACCAAATCCAGGCACAGGATCTGCGCCTGGTGGAACAGGTAATACTCCTCCAGTTAGTCCTCCACAAGGAAATAATGGTGGTGCTGGTCGTCACGTTTGTGGAGCGTATTTTGGTAGTGGTGGCGGAGGAGGTGCGACTGCAGCAGGAGCATCAAAAACAGGATCACAAGGCACAACACCTTTTGGTAATGGCGGTGCAGGAGCAACAACAAGTATTAATGGATCCCCAACTGCGTTTGCAGGTGGTGGAGGTGCAAAAAATGATTTTTGTACTGGAGGAACAGGTGGAACAGGTGGCGGTGGAAACGCTGGTGCTACTGGTACAGCTAACACTGGTGGTGGCGGTGGAGGAGATGTAGCTGGGGGTAGTGGAATTGTTATTATAAGGTATAAATTCCAATAGGTTGAATGATATTAAAAATTAATATATAAGGAGAATATTATGGCACATTTTGCAAAATTAGGATCTAACGGAAAAGTTATTCAAGTGTTAACACTTGATAACAAAGACATGAAAAACGCCGATGGTGTTGAGGATGAATCAGTAGGTCAACAATATTTAGAGCATCACAATAACTGGCCTGCTCAAATGTGGATACAAACTTCATATAACACATCTCAAAATAAACATAGCTCTGGTGATAACTCAAAAGCATTTAGAGGAAACTATGCAGGAATCGGTTATGAATGGGATGAAGATAATGAAATCTTTTGGCCTAAAAAACCATACGCATCGTGGGTAAAAAACACAACTGATGCTAGATGGCAATCACCAATCGGTGATGCTCCTGCATTAACTGCTGAGCAACAATCACAAAATGAAGCTGGGACTCATTCATGGATATATAATTGGAATGAGACTGATCAAAGTTGGGATTTGACAAATAATATGGCATAATTTAAAAATGGTGGTGTGGAAAAAATAGTATTAAGTGAGCAATCTTTATATTTTGGTAATGTCGACATGCCTAAAAATTGGGACATTGATCGAGATAAATTAAAATCAGACATTTTAAATTCACAAGTAACAGATTCCCCTTTTCCATTTTCAAGAACATTTGATATGTTAAATACTTATTTGCGGGAGCATATTAATTTAGAATATGGTTTTACTCTAGTAAATAAAGAAACTTGGGGAAATATGTTTAAACCTAATGAAACTTCAATTCCATTATTAAACATAGACCCTGTAGATTTAAGGAATTCTCCTGACTATACATTATTGTATGGTGTTAATGTAAAAAATTGTATGGTTCGTGTACATTATGAAGATAATAGACGTAAAGGAAGATCTTGGGATATACCATTAGAAAATAATAAATTTATAATGTTTCCGTCAACTAATATGTATTACTTAACTAACAA